GTGTACCTGTTTGCGTGATAGCAAAGCCCTCTGCTGAAATGGTCTGATCCATGGTATCGCCTACCAATGTTTCATTTCCGCATTTGCTGTTTGCATCGATTGTGTCTGCGTTAGATTCCAAACTGTTGGAAGTTAAGCACGCAGCTGGTACATATGTTGTGCCGCCGTCTTGTGATATGAATAGTAACCAGCTTCTCGCTTTAATTTTAGATTCTGCCATTGTATGTGTTTTTTAATTGTGTAAAGTTAATAATTTTTTAGTCATTAAATGCAGCTATTTGATCGCCTGTTGTTTCTACTGTTGATACCCTTGTTAATCTCTCTGGTTGGTTTTCCCAAACCTCCGTGCTTATCTCCTCCTTAGTAGGTATTGCATCGAAATTACCGCTTAACGAAGTTCCCAACGCTGCAACATCTTCACTACTTGCCGGGTTGGCTGGTAGGTTATCTGTCTTAGCTTTCACATCGTTTATTTTAGCTATTGTAGCGTTATCTGGTGCGGTGTAGCTACTCGCTTGTAAAGGCGTACCGATTGCCGATACGATTGTGTTTTTATTGGTAGTCGCATTCGCTTCACTTGCTTTGCCGGCTAACATTCCCCCGGTGCGCTCAATGTCTGCGCGTATTGCAGCAACCAAAGCCACTTGGTCAATGTTTTCATTTCCGATTGCGTTTACAATAGCTTCCAGTATCTTTTGGCCGTCTGTTTCGTTAAGTATTGCCGCCTGTACTGCATTGGCAATGTTCACTTTCTCATCCGGTGTTAGCGTGTAGTTTGCTTTATCTTCCACCACTTTTGCAACTGCATTAATATAATGTCCGTCAAAAGTCATTTTGTTGGTAGAAACCTGAATAGTATCTACTGATGCCTTAATGCTTACTAAGTCTGCCTCTATTTCCGTTAAATCACAACTACCGCCGCCGCCGGTTCCTATTGCTGCAATTATTGCATCTTTATTCGCTGTTGCTGCAGCTTCCTTAGCCAATACGCTACTTGCTTCAATTTCTGTTAAAGTAGGTAAAGCATCTACTGCATTTAGTACCGGCGTAAAGTCCACCGAAATATTATCAACAGTATCCTGAATGCTATCCAATTTAGTTTGCGTTACACTGTCATCGTAATTCTCTAAGTTGTCAACCGCTTGTTTAATGTTTATTAATGAATGAGTATCTTTTGTGAAGCCCGTTCCCTTAATACCGGTTAGATCCACCAATACGGTGTCTACCTTTGTGTTAATTTGTGACACCTCCTGTGATTGCGCCAACTGAACCTGGTCACCAAAGAATAAACCCCTTGTATAGTTTCCTTTATCCATTGGCACTACTTGGCGGAATCCGGTTGTATTATCACGAATAACTATTTTAAAGCCCGGTGCTGATAAGAAACGGTAAGTAATATTGGTTACAGTTCCTAAGTTTACCCCGGTTGCGTAATTATCTTCACTTGTTGCATTCGGTATCTTCCATAAGGTAAAGTTACCACTACCACCCTGGATTGTTACGGAACTATCCCCGTTTGCATCTTCAATGTTTACGCTTATTACCTCGTCTGTATCCGCTTCAATTGTTTCAGGAGGTGTTGTGATAATCTTATCATACGTTACCCCTGTGCTTAGCGATGTAGATTTAATAGTCAACAACTTTTCGTCGTAGTCGAATGATGCAACCGCTGCCGCAGACTGATTAACCAGCATTGAAGCGTCTTGCAAGTCAAGGCTCGTACCGTTTTTAAAGGTTATCTGTCCGTAACTAATATGCGGTACTGATAGTCTTAGATAAGCCACATAGTCGTAAATCTTATCAGGTGTTTCAAGTGCCGTATATGCCGCTACTGTAGCCTGTGTAGCTTGAGTAATACCGGTGTCAGGTATTGCTTTAACTACTATTGCTTTTAAACCTCCGCTAAATGTGAAGTAATCAGACTGCCTTTGATTGCCGTACTTTTCAACTGCATAATACCATGAGCCCGTACCGGTTGGTGGAATGTAAACCGTAACCGTTCCGCTTGCTGATGCAGAATAAAACTTTTGTATTGCGTTGTTATCTTCAACATATACCGCTGAACCTGCATCGAATCCGCTTAATTGTAATGTTGTGGAAGTTCCTGTACTGTCTTGGTAGATACCTGTGATTTGAGCCGTTCCGGTTAAGGTTATTGTTTGTGCTTGTAGTTTAGTGAAGTTACCGCTACCTGATGAAATTGTGATACCTGTTGCTACATTAATAGTCCAACCTACATAGTTTGAAGTTGAATTTGCAGTCAAACAGTTATCAGCTTGAAATAAATTTGCAGTTGTATTTAAAGCATATTGGTAGGCATCATAAATTTGTTGGTAAGTTAAGTTACCTGTAATTGTCATTACTTTTGTGCTAAAATTAAAAGCAATACCCGTAATGGCTTGAGCCGTTGCAATTACCTTATCTGAAGTTGGTAAAGAAGCGTGGCTTGCTATAACTTCAAAAGTATTATTTCCACTTAAAGAAAGTGTAATAGGTTGTTTGTCATAACCGTATCTACTTAAAAAGGCTGGATGCATTTCTGCCCCTTGGGTTTGCCCACTACAGAAAAATTTTGGCGTGCTTTTTAAACCATCTGTGTTGGCATAGTCCCAAGCATAAACAAACTCCGTTTCTGCAAAACCACCACTAATAGGAAGTGTTTTAGCTGTTAAATCAAAAGTTATATTTGATGTCCCACCTTTTGCTCTAACACCTGCCACATTTGTTCCTACAGGTTGAAAGTAAAAATATCCATCATTTAAAACATTCCCTAAAGAATCTTTTGATACTGCTTTTATTTGTTTAGAATACTCAATAACATTATAAGTTGCACCACCAACACTTATACTTCTCCATACAATATTAGTTCCCAACAAGTTATTTTTTAATCTAATCCAAGCACCCCCATAATGTACAATTTGAGAGCCGGGATAATATGCTGATTGAATATATCTTGTATCATAATTCTCAATATCAATTCTTGTAGCAACTGATACAGATGATAGGTTAATTTCTGGTCCATCTGTAAAAATTGGTGTAAATCCTTTCAAACTAATTTGAGGCACTCCAAAATTTAACCAAGTACCTATCCAAGTTTGAGTGGCTTGTAAATCAATTACAGGTGTTGTATTGTTTAAACGAATACGAGCTTGTGATGTACCTGTTCCTTTTGCACACAAAATCCAACATTCATCACCTTGTGTTGTAATACGTGCAAAGTTGCCACTAGAGACCGTGAACCAATCACCACCAAATCGAATACAAGCATCAATTACTGTTAATTTTGCTGGATAAGTAGCATTAGTGCTAACAAGTGCTGTTGCACCACCCATTCCATTTGTACCTAACCAATCAAGACCAGCATAAGGAATAGGACCATTACCTGCAGTTGATATTCTACCATTAAAAATTAACTCTCCGCCTGAAACACTACCGTTAACCGTTAATCTATTATTACAACTACCATCGTTTCGTAATTGTGCAACTGAACTTGATACTGTTAAAGTACCGTTAATAGTTAAATCTAAACCTCTACAATCAAAAGTTCTAAATAAATCTCCCCTATTGGTAATTAGGAAACCTGTTGCAGAACCTAAACTTAAATTCATTGTATCTGTACCTGTTTGAATGATACCAGTTTGAACTGTAAAGGCTTGACTTGTAAAAGATGGAAAAGCTGTATCAACTGTTAAAGAAGTAGCTGATGCAATAGCTACAATAGTACGTGTGTTTGCACCTACTGTTATAGTCCCACCAACTCTTGCTTGTGTGCCTGTTGGAACACTACCAAACCCAAAGGCAAAAGAAGTTCCCGAACCTGTTACTGTTGTAGTTCCTGCACAAGATACAGTTCCTGCTCCTGCTACTGCTGTTGAATATGTAAATGCCATATTATAATATTGTATATGTATGCGTTAAATAATCTACCCAATTAACCATGTTTGCCACCGCCCTTTCTGTTACCGTTCCGTTGGGTGCAACGGTTATACGGGTAATTTTCCAAAACTCTTCGTCTTCGCCTATGCCCTTATTAGTTATTCCGCAATAACTTACAGGGTGCGCATAACCATGATTTCGCTCTAAGTTGCATTTATCCAACAAAAAGCCGCCATCTGCAAAGCCTCCCTCTGTAATGTAACTTCTTACTCTTACTAATACGCTAAATTGCTTATCGGTGGGGTCTAATCCGGCTAAGTTGTTAATGCTCTCAATTACCTGTGCATCTAACGTGAAATCGGGCATTGGTAACCCATGATCAGAATCTACCAATTCAAGTAGTTTATTGCTTATCTCATTGGCACGTTTTAAGCCCGTATTTTGCCCCTTAGTAACTATTTGGAACAACACTACAACCTCTGTATGGAAGTGGTCTTTATCCTGGTTCTGAACTACATTTCTGTCGCCTATTAGTATGTATTCGCTGCCTGAATTGTGCGGCGCAATGCTGTCGAAAATAGGAACTCCCACTGCATCTTTTAGCGTGTTGTAATATGCTTTAATAAGTTGTGAAAGTGGATTCTTCATTGCCTTACGAAGTTACTATTTTTTTAAGTTGTTTAATTAGTTCTTTTTTTTGCTCAAAGAATGGAGGGAAAAAGAAAGGCTGTGGCTGTATGTTTACTACCCTTTTATCTTTGCCTTTAAATTGTTCTGCTATCTTTTCCAACCCCTTTGGTACTTTAACTTCGCCACCTGTGCCAAATTCAATGTAAGGAGCGTATTTAATGTTATTAAATATCTCTTTGTAAAGCGGCTTACTGATATTAATGTTGTTACCTTTAATCAATACCCCGTTATCAATTGGCGTACGTGACTTTTGCGCTGCATTAACTTCTAAGGAAAAAGCATCTAATTCAGCATCTATTAAGTCATTCATTTTATCGGTTCGCTTCTTAAATGACTTTTTTAACGCTGTAATACCCTCCACCCTTAAGTTAATGCCCTTAGCCATATTAGTTTGTTGTGTAAGCCAATAATTCCATGTACCGCCCTGAATATTCAATATCCACCACCGAATGAATAACGTATTCAATCCCCTCGTACTTTATTCTGCAATCGGTTGTAATTGCCGGATCATGCCTAACAATAATCTTTGCCGCTGCATTAAATGTTATTTGCGCTTGTTCTAATACCCGGCTGTTTTGCCTTGGTTCAATCTTAGCATAAACATTTTTAAGTAAGGCATACGTTACGGTAAAGCCGCCCTCAAAGTCGGTGCTTGATGTAGGGGTAAGTACATCCACGTAAAACGGCAATGTACCTGCATTGCTTTCTTTAATACGGTTGCTGCTTAATCTCATACAAATAATGGTTGTCTGGTATATCTAATACAAGTGCGCCACGCTTTCTCGCATACGCTGCTAACATCGTAGCCATCCCCTCTATTCTCAAACATGAACGCTAACTGATCGTAAATTGCGAAAAGTAAATCGTTAGGGATAGTACCAGTCGCAAAACCTGCAGAATATGTTAGGGTAATCTCTTCAATGGCATCCACTAATTTAGGATAATCAAGCCCCACCAATTTAACGCCCGTTGGTGAAGTTGTTACCGGTGGGTAAGGTAATTCTATCCCTCCATCTTCGTTATTAATAACAGCCGTTACTGTTATTGGAATAAGTGATA